ATAAGGAGAATAAATCATGGCCTCTCTACAAGGATGGGGCCGAGAGACTTGGGGCAGTGGCGCGTGGGGAGAATACGCACCCGTTGCCGCGACAGGTGACGGCCTTACGTCAAGCGCTGCAGCGCCCACTATTACGGGTGACTGCAACATTACGCTTTCCGGCGTCTATGGGACGTCTACTGCTGGCACAGCCACCGGAGAAGGTATTGCTAATGTAAATGCCACAGGCAATCCACTCACTTCCAATACTAATGATGTAGCTTCCGTAACAGGTACAGCGTCCGTTAGTCCTACGGCTAATGGTCTTACTTTATCCTTGGGGGATGAAAGCGTACATACTGCCTACCAATCAGGATGGGGTCGAGGCTATAATCAAGCCACAGGAACGGAGATTGGTTGGGGTGATAATCTTTGGGGAACTTTAAAAAGTGAATATGCGTTAACGGGAGCTAGTGCGACCACAAGCACTGGAGATATGACATTCCAAGGGGATGTGGCTCCAACTATTACAGCGGCGGGACTGACTTCTAGCGTAGGCGATGTTCTTACGTCTATTTTTGTAACAGGCGTTCAAGCCGACACAGGTATCGGAACCTTCTCAATCACTGCTGGCGCGGAAATAACCGTTGTCGCAGCTTCAGAGCCGGAACTTGATGCAAGTACTGGTGAGGTGCTAGTATCTATTAGTCCAGGTGTTTATCCAGCAGGAGAAGTATTAACGGGATCCTTGGGATCATCTACTGTCACGGGGGACTGTAATATTACTCTGACAGCGGCAGGATTGACTTCCTCTCTAGGAGAAGAAACCATTAACATTGATGTTGATGTGGAGGTTGATGGAAACGCTTTAACTTCATCTGAAGGAGATGCAACGGCAACGGCTGACTTTGACATTACGGTCACTGGTCAAGCTATGACATTGCATCTTGGTGATGCTGGTCAGGAATCAAGCTATGCAGCAACGGGGAATCTGCTAACTTTAAGCCCAGGAACTTTAAATATTAGGACAGATGTAGACTTTACAGCAACGGGGAATTCTGCTACAATTAGTACAGGAACATTACGAGGAACCTTCTGGCAAGAAGTGGATGACTCGCAAACAGCCGTTTGGGTAGAAGTTGACAAGGCTGCATAAAATCATTAAAAAAGTTATTAGGAGATTAAATGGTAACGTATTCGACGGGTCTTAGAACAGAACTACAAGTAACAGGAACAAATTCAGGTACATGGGGAACCATTACCAATAACAATTTTTCCCAGGTTTTTGAATTTGCTATTGCAGGCGTTTACGCTGTTCCTGCCATTACTACAGGAACGTCCACCACTTTGACGAATGCCGACGGACCAGATACTCAAGCCAACAACCAAGCTAGAAATAATACATTACTATTTAGTGGCACCGTTTCCACGACTCATACTGTTCAATTCCCAGCAACACAAAAAACTTACGGACTTTATAACAATATCAGTGGAGGAGCTGACATCTCAGCACGTCTAGGAGCTACAGGCAACACGCTTACCGTTACAAATGGAAAATTTCGTATGGTTGCTACCGATGGTACTAACTGGTACGATATTTTTTCTTTAGCTGGATTAGGCGAAGCATGGACGGAAAAAGCAGTTGGTGACTCTCCTTATACAGCCTCAGATGGTGATAATCTTATGTGTGATTGCTCAAGCGGAGCAATTACTATAACTTTACCTGCCTCTCCTACAATTGGAATGCAAGTAAAAGTTATTGATGGGGACGGTAATGCGGGAACTAATAACATTACTATTGATGGTGGCGCTGAAAAAGTTCAAGGAGACGCGGCCGATATGACAATTTCCACTAACAGTGCAGGTGTTGCTCTGGTATACTACGATTCAACAAATGGTTGGAGACTAAAATATAATGACTAACTTACAGGATTTTACAAATAGAAGTGAAGTAGGGGCAATCAAGCCTTGGGGCAAAGCAACAGCCCCTGTTGGCTATGTACTATGCGACGGAACGGCTATTTCCAGAACTACTTACGCTGAGTTATTCGTTGTTATAGGCACGACTTATGGAGCTGGTGACACTTCTACAACTTTCAATGTTCCAGATCTTCAGGGCAAAAGTCCTCAAGGATATGATGGCAGTACTTACAATCTAGCTGCAACGGGAGGCGCGAACACCGTGACGGTGGCCGTGACGAACAATCAAGCAGCAACTAATTCTCTAACAAACAACCAGGCTGTGTCCGTGACGGGATCCATTTCCAATACTTCCCTTACAACGGCTCAAGTAGCCAGTCACTCCCATACTTACCAGAGACGTTCGCAGTCAGGAAATATCAGGCAAAGTTTAGGGGCGGAGAACGCTTTTGGTGATACAAATACAGGATCAGCAGGATCAGGTACAGGGCATACTCATGCTCACACCTTATCCGGGACATTAACAGGAAGTGTGACAGCCACTACGTCACTTACAGGATCAGTGACCGCTTCAGGAACAAATTCTTTTTCACCTTACGTGGTGGTTAACTACATTATTAAACATTAGGAAAAATGATGGCAACACAAATAACAATATCAAACGGAGACTATATAAAAATAGATGATTCGTTCCATATTAAGTGGGAGGATAAAGGAAATGCGATGCCCTCTATTCCGAGTACAGTTCATTGTGTCATTTGGAATGCTTTAGCTGGTCAGAATGAAATTCAAAATAAAGACGCCTCTACTGGAAATATGACGGGCAACACTGATTTAAGCGACACTTCTGATGCTGTGGGATCAACAACCGTAGCTGATCTTCTTACATGGGGGACTACTCGTCAGCTTCAAATTGAACAAGCCCAGTTAGCTCATGACGAAGCAGAGGCTGTTCATATAGCAGCAGATGATGGGACTGTCTGGACTAAAACATGGATTGACTACGACCCTCATTATAGCTAAGCTATTTTAAAATTAATTCTCCAACATTATACGCTTTTCCCACATTACGTTTACCAAAAGTTCCTCTTGCAAAAATTTCCAGAGCAAGGGAATTTCTAGTTTTATGTGATATGACAGGACCAGCCTGGTGGAAAAGAGACGCATCAAAGATTATAAAATCATATTTCTTGGGATGAAATGTAATAGCTTGTTGGTTGAATTTATTAATTTTTTCATACTCATATGAGAGATATTGGTGAGATTTTGTTTTGGCAAAAATAATACTGTCAGATTCTTCCTCTACATTAAAATATAAAATTGCTGTAAAAAAAGAATTTTCATGATTGTGAAGACCAGAAGAACCAAAGCCGTCGTTTTTTTCCACTTGGGTAATCCATGATCTTGTTATGTAAAATTCTAAATCTTTCGATATTTCCAATATATTTTTTGTATAGATAGTAATATGTTTTAAAAGTATGTTTTTTAATACGAAGGTGTCTTTGTGATCTAGAACATAATTGTCAATGGAGTGACCCTCTTTTATTTTAAATTGCCCTAGTTTAGAAATATCAAAGTCTTGTATTTCAGAAGTTATATTTTCTTTGTAAATTATGGAAGGAAAAAGTTCATATAACATTCTTAATCAATCGGTTCAAACCAGAGTAAAGCGGCATATCTTCCTGAACATTTAGAATTCCACAATAAAGGGCTGTGTATGCATCCCTCTGCATTAAAAAGAATCGCCCTATTTTCTCTAAAACCTATGTGACTATTTAAAATCTGGTCACCGTTACTGTTCTCTAGATAAAATCCAGTTCCGCTGTTAATTTTTTCACTATCTTTTTCCTCTGAAGAGGTAAGATAAATCAACATATGTGTTTCCTTGGGACGAAACATTTGGTTAACATGAGGAAGGGGATCTTTCGTGTTTACGAGGATCCATGCAGCATTAGTAACCTTTTTTATGTCTGTTTTACATTTTTTCTTCAAACTTTCCCGGACAATTCTAATAAAATCGTCATCATGAGAGATAGGACGGGAAAAAAATATATGTGCCATTCCAGGCTGTATAACAACATCGTCATCCACCCCATATGTGATATGATGTCGGCCGAATTCTATGGTTTGTATGTTCGTACAAACATTATGAAAAATGTCCTTCGGTAGAAAATTATCTACAATTTGAATATTCCAGGGAGAATCATTTATGGGTAATGTCATTATTTAAAACTTTTCTTGTGCCAGAATCTTTTTTTATATTTATCCACAAACTCACTCTGTAGAATATTTAATGTTTCTGAGTGTTTTTTTTCATAATAAAAACCTGACCACATTTTCCACGACTCTCTTTTAAAGGGAATTACTTGGACCATAGCTTCGCCTTTTTTAAGGATAAACTGTTTATCACGCTTAAGAAGAATGAAAGGAAAATTAATTACATTAATATAACTATCCGTGTCCACGATGCCGTTGATGATAAGAAAGCGATCCTCCCCAAGCCTGTTCATAGGTTGTATAAACAAGGAACTGTATCCAGGAGGGGTTTTAATGAGCCATTTATTAATGAACTTACCGGCGTATTCCCCAACCCTTTTATGCCATGCTTCTGGTGATTGAATTTTATCGTGATAACCAATGTCCCCCTTTTCCCTGTTTGCAGGGGTGACGGAAAATTCTTTTTCTGTGGGATCAATCAAATAGTCTTGGTCAAAAGGTATAATGTATCCCGCCGTCATTGCGTCAAGAAACGGTACACATGTTTTAACTGTCGGACTGTTAAAATTACCCCGGTTGTGTCTTTTTAATTTTTTATATTCATCAGGAATAAAATGATTAGCCGGTTTCGGATGAGGCCATATTTTTGTCATATTATCACTCACGGCACAGAATTTAATTTTTTTATTGAACATCATGATTTTGTTGATTTACCACCTCCAGTGGGTAAAATATCCACTGGATGCCATGGAGGTTGAAAAAAAATATTCATACTGTAGCGCCAAGAGCTCTTACCAAGCGTTTGAAGATCAGTGTGAAATATTTTACCAGCGTTAAAGAAAATAGCCCTGTTTTCGACAAAGCCGACGTAAGTGGACAGTTCTTTCTCGTAATTGTAAAATCCTGTTCCATTATATAATAGCCTCTCTCCTTTGACATATAGGAGAAAAGCGAAGAAATCTTCA